AGGTATTTGATCAATTTAGCAGGATTTCTGCCAATTACACTATACGATTCGATGATTCCATCCTAAATAGATACATACATTTTTTGCAATAGAACAAGAATGTCAGCTTATAAAATGAAATTGATTCATATGATAAATGAAATCCAGACGCCCCATTCGTGTTGGTACTGATTGTAGCGGAATCGAAGCACCTATACAAGCACTGACACATCTAGGTATTCCATTCCGACATCTTTTTTCTAGCGATATTGATCCGTATTGTCGTCAAAGCATTCTCGCCAATTACGAACCGGAAATACTTTATGACGATATGACAAAACGAAACGTAAAAGATCTACCATCCATTGATCTTTATGTATGTGGATTTCCATGTCAATCGTTTAGCAGTGCCGGAAAGCGCAAAGGAATGAAAGAAAAGCGTGGACAGATTTTTTGGCATTGCCTTGACGTTATTGAGGCCAAACAACCTTCTGTATTTATTTTAGAAAATGTAAAAGGATTGTTGTCGAATGACAATGGAAAAACATTTGATACCATTATCGACGCGTTAGAAAAGGTGTGCGGTGGTAAGTATACGATTTATTGTGATTTGTTAGATACAAAATCTTTTGGCATACCACAGCATCGAGAACGGTTGTTTTTCATTGGAATCAAAGGAAAGACTACATTTGATCTATCGGACATCAGAGAGAAAAAAATGAAACCAATTGAATCGTTCATTGACTATTCGGATACAACACGAGAGAAAATACCTCCGTATGTGATTCGATCCAATGTGCTTCAGCGAATACCAAAAGATGCAGTCTTTATTGATATTGGATTTGTCCAAAACAATTTTCCCAATGCAGACCAGTATTCACCATCGGTCACCACTGGCGGAAACTTGTGGTGTGTGCCCATGCAACGCCATGCTAATGTAAAGGAGCTTTTGGCACTTCAACATTTTCCAACACGATTCAAGAAAGTCGTCAGCACCACACAACTGAAAAAACAGATTGGAAATAGCATGAGTGTATGTGTGTTGGAAGCTATTTTTAAAGGATTATATGATGATCTTTTGTGAACATTTAACTTACAATATATAAATTTTAAGGTCAATGTGACCTTAAAATTTACGTATAATCTGTGCCGCAATCTTTAGAAATACTCGCGAAATAGTTCACGCAATAACGGACGCAACCGAATGCCACCGCGACAATGTTCCAGTAAATTACCATATCCATTACTTTTCTTTGTGTTTTTGGTAAATAAATTCGTAAAGTTTCCGGTTAACTCTTTTGAGTCAATGTATTCGGCCATTTCTTCATTAGTATATATCTTATCTGGATCCAGCTCCTGCATGAATCGCGCAATTTTTGTCTCTGCAGTAGACCATTTTTTAAACATTTTTTGAATATGATCTATAGCTTCATCTGTTTCTACGCTTGTTGGTTGCGCATCACTCATCGCTTTTTCGCCATACGCTTCATAAAAAATGGATGGAGGAAGACGTGTTGGATGGTGCGTACCATCTTTCCCAGCTTTTAATTCATAACTCGCTGAATCCCAACCAACTTCATAATTGACAGTGGTTAGTTTATACTCAATGGTTTTATCCTTGACCATCTTTCGGCGTGTCAGTTTGGATGAGTGAATCTCCATCATTTCGATCGATTCTCGTGCTATTTCAAAAGACTGAGAATAGGGTTGTTTCAATGAGCAAATAAACTCTTCTTGACGAAGATATGCTTTATATAGCTCATCCATTGTTTTTTTTGTGGTATATAGTGTCAATGGTGCTTCATCTTTATAAATGCCACACAAACGAACTTTTTGCATTAATTCTGGCTCATCGCACGAGGATGAAACAAGTAAGCGTTGTTCAGTGAGATGCCATTCATAATCAGAAGAAACAAAGGAAATACAACGACCTGCTAAATCGCCCGCAAAAATTAATAAGCGAGGATATATTTCTACCCCTCCATTTTCTTTGAGGTATTGTAAAAAAGCGGAAATGGTTGTTTTCATGGTAACTTTTTTTTTTCCTTGTTGAAACGATATTCCATCACCATTGTATACAATAGTCGCTAGCGTGGGATGCGTGTCCCCCAAACGTGTCTGGGCACGTATACATGGATCTTTTGTTCTGCAAATATTAATCAATCCAATACAAGGAAATGTAGATACACTACGAGTTAGAAATCCATCAATATATGATTCCAACCCAACATCCTGTTCAAATAAATCAAGCGACATTTTTGCCGAATAATGACATTTTTTGGGAATAGGCATCAACGTGAGATCTTTGATTCCTTTGTATGTACCATATGTGGTTGTTGTTCCAATTAAAATAACATGTTGTGGTTTTATTTGTTCTTTACCAAGTGGATCCATTACCGTTGCTGATACACCAAATATACAGTATGCTTGTTGCTTCATTTCCTTGATCAATTCCATTTTTTTGGCTGATGTACCAGAATCGACATAATCTACTTCGTCAATAAACAATACATATGGAAAAGCGGCTTCTTTAATCATGGACATGATATGAATCATGGATGATTTATTGGAAAGTGCTAAATACACATTTGGAACATTCTTAGGTACATCTTTCGGCACATCTTTAGGTACATCTTTAGGTACATTCTTCGGCACATCTTTAGGTACATTCTTCGGCACATATTTAGGTACATTCTTCGAAACATCTTTAGGTATATTCTTTGGTACATATTTAGGTACATATTTAGGTACATCTTTAGGTACATCTTTAGGCACATCTTTAGGCACATTCTTCAGCACAACATTCATTGTTTTTTGAAATTCCTTATTGTGAGTTTCTTGGAAAGAAAGCAAACGTTCGTGTATCTGTTCGCGGTCTGAAACACGATCACGTAATAAATGGACAACAGAATATCCCATGGTTACAAATAATGCACTTGCACAAATCATAAAATTAGTTTTTCCACTTTGTACATGACCTTTAACAACCATATAGTTTTGTTGCAATCCATTGGTTGCGAATGGTTCTAATTCAGGACATTTTTTAACGAGTGATTCTGTATACGTTGACATATCTTTTGATTGTTCAAAATGAACAGATAAAAAATCAGTATCTTCTACTTGCATCATGATGCAAATTCTAATTTTGTTTGTTTTTATACAAACAAAATCATTTTTTACATGACCTATCCAGTTGCATTGAAAAAATAAAATACAAAATCTTGCAAGTATATTCCATGAGAATCGGTCATAAATTTTCCATTGGCACGTATCAATGTATACGGTAAAAATTCAGCATAATTTAAAGATGGTATAGATGTATGATACAACATACTTAGAAAACGGTCTACCATAAGCTTATTGTAAATATTGATATTATATGGATAACCATCTATATTTAGTTGGTTTTGAAGACTAATAGTGCTATACATGAAAAAAAACCATTGTGTATAGATTTCATTTGAAAATGTAGGAAAATAAGGGGCCATAATCCGTGTATTCCCAACACGAAAAGAAACAAAAGGCACACTTTCTTTAATAGACACAAAAATATCAGTATCAATATAGTCAATATCTAATAGATTAGTTTTAATCATTAATTCCATGATGGGTCCATAAAATTTGTTACCTATATGATGAAGAAAATTGTCATTAACCATGACATCTAATAAAATAGATTTTTCATGTGGTTTGTTACTTTCAAAAGGAAGTATACATGTTGTGTAAATTGCACGTCTTTGCATACTTTTCTAATTTGTATGGTTTTATTTTTAATTTTTTACCGACTATGTATACACGCCTGCAGATCCGCAAACATAATAAAATCGTGATTAAAATAATATAGAAAATAAATATGGCAACACTTTGGTTTCGAACGGAAAAAAAAGATTTTTATACGTATTTTACAACCTTTGAAGAAGCTTATTTTTTTGGCAAAAATTTTTTTCATAAACCTACAACTTATATAAATATTATTAATATATTATTAACACATAATATTGCATTTATTGGTATTGATCATTTTGAACTAATAATATATTATGGTCATCATGAACCTTTGCTAAATATACCATATAAAAATCTTGTATTTATACCAAAAGAAGAATTACACAAAATGATAAAGTTCGTTTAGGGTAAAGGATAAATACACGAGTAAACTGAGCATCAAATTTATACATAAATATACACGGTAGATTCTAGTTATAAAATTGATTTTTATTACAAAAACCCATAAAAATAAATAAAAATGAGTTTGTTAGATATGCCTTCATATGAAGGATATTCTTTATCAGAAATGTTGACAAAATTAAAATATCGAGATGAAAATCTAACCATGATCTATATGAATATAATAAATTATATATTATTATTACAAGATAACGAAAAAAAGCAAGAATATTTAAAATATGCAAACAAAGTACAAAATGCGCTCAAAGAAACGGTAACACTTTTTATATGGGGATTAACGTCTTTACCTCTTTCATCGGAAGCGTTACAATACTTTACATATTTATTGCAATGGGAGAATCACAAGTATACATTTGATGACGATTTTAAAGATTGTTATGATGAATTACTAAAGATTGTTCCTTGTTTGCAAATAGGCGAATATATGGGTAATTGTGAGTGTGGTAATATATTGGCCCTTATTATTACACAAAAAGGAGTTTCATGTCATTGTGAAACATGTAAAGAAATATCTTTTTCATTTAATTTAACTGATATGTTTCAAAGTTATCCATCTACAATAAAACATATTGGCCGTCCAACTAAATTAGTAGATAATTGACAAAGATCATTTTATATAATTTTAAGGTTGTATTTACCTTAAAATTATACATGGTTCGCTATACACCGTGCTAGATATACATGGTTCGCCATACACCGTTTTCTTCCTCTTTCTTCTTACGATGGTTACAGAATGATTCGTAACCATGTTCCAAATCTGACATCGTAATCCTTTTCTTAATGGAATCAGTACAAAAAATACGGCGAGAATGCGCGCGTTTGCAGCTATTAAAAAGAATCTCCATGTCGCCTCCAAAAAAATGAAACGTTTTCTTGTTCTTTTCAAAAAAGTCAAGATGGATTGATTCATCTACCACCCATCCACCATCTTTTACTTTTTTCTGAAAAATCTTGAACAGTTCTGGTGGCGTATATTCATCCATTTTGAATCGAATTGGGAACCTACGTTCCAAACCCGCATTGTATGAAAAAAAACATTCTAAAATATCTTGTCTGTATCCCGCAATGATACAAATAAAATCATTCTTGCGCTCAGTTAAATTTTCATTAATGGTATCAATGCATTCCTTTGAAAACGAATCTCGTTTTTCAGAATTTCCAAGGGAATACACTTCGTCGATAAACAATACGCCTCCAGACGCCGAGTTAATCACTTTTTGAGTCAGGATCGCCGTTTGTCCAAGGTATCCAGCAATAAGGGTACTACGTGTCGCCTTTACAAACTTGTTATTTTTCAAAATGCCCATTGAGAGATAGATTCGTGCAATAATTCGCGCAACTTCTGTTTTACCTGTACCAGGAGGCCCTTCGATTACCGTATGCATCATGGTCTGGTGTCGTTCGTCCAATCCTTGAATCCGAAACAATATATGATCAACAATCTCTTGCTTAACCGATTCCATCCCAATCATGTTTTGCAGTTCAGTGAGTGGGTCAACCAATTGATGAAGTGTTTTCATGTCAATGTTGTAGATTTTAAAAGGTTGGTACATTTTTCCCAACTCGATCAAATCGGCTAGCGTTTTTACGGTTTTGGTAATTGTAATTTTTTCAAACAATGATTCATTAATGGATTTAAAATAGTCCGAAATGTCCGCATCTAGATCTTCGCTTTCAGTCGAATCATCCGTACCTGAACTTTCTGAATGACAACACTCATCTTCGTGATCCTCT